TGTGAAGAACGGCCGTAAGTGTCCAGGCAATGAACACATCGGTGTGTTTGGGTGTGACCCGTATGACATATCAGGTGTAGTTGGCGGAGGCGGATCTGCTGGTGCGCTTCATGGATTGACTTCATTTCACATGGAAAATGCGCCAACAAATCAATTCTTTTTGGAGTACATTGCCCGTCCTCAGACTGCTGAGATATTTTTTGAGGATGTTTTAATGGCTTGTCATTTCTACGGAATGCCTATACTTATTGAGAATAATAAGCAGCGATTACTTTACCATTTTAAGAACAGAGGCTACCGAGCATTCTCTTTAAACAGGCCAGACAAACATATATCTAAGCTATCAAAAACAGAACTAGAGCTTGGCGGCATACCTAACTCATCAGAAGACGTTAAGCATGCGCACGCTAACTCTATCAACACATATATTGAAGAGTATGTTGGCCTTGATCAAGAGGGAACATATAGAGACTCAGACACTATGGGAGATATGTATTTTAATAGAACATTGAATGACTGGGCTCGATTTGATATTAATAACAGGACAAAACACGATGCTTCGATTAGTTCAGGACTAGCGATTATGGCGTCTAGAAAACACTTGTTTATACCTAAGAAAGAGGAATCTAAAATAAGTGTTAAATTTGTAAGATATAAGAATACAGGCATTAGAAGCGAAATCATCGAATAATGGATAAACCATCAGTTGTTATCTCTGCACTACCGTTTCCGGACCAAATGGCTCCAGACGAGGTAAAGGCTACATATGAATATGGCCTAAAGGTAGGTAAAGCCATCGAAGGAGAGTGGTTTAAGAGGAAGTCAAACTCAAGTAGATTTTATCAACAGTGGGGTGAATTCCACCGTTTGAGACTATATGCTCGCGGAGAGCAACCAGTGCAAAAATACAAAGAGGAGCTTGCTGTAAATGGCGACATATCTATGTTAAACTTAGATTGGACACCTGTTCCTATCATCCCTAAGTTTGTTGATGTTGTTGTAAATGGAATGCTTGATCGACCATATTCTGTAAAGGCTGAAGCTCAGGATGTAATGTCTGCCGAAAAGAAGAACATATTCCAGGATATGATCGAGGCAGATATGGTAGCTAAAGACTTCCTTACACTTACACAGGAGCAGTTTGGCATTGATGCTTTCAATGTTAATCCTGATGAGTTACCTGCAAATGATCAGGAGCTGTCATTATACATGCAGATGAACTACAAACCATCTGTAGAAATTGCCGAAGAGATTGCTATTGACACTGTCATGAAAATGAATGAGTACGAAGATACACTTCGTCTCTACTATTATGACGTTACTACTCTCGGTCTTGGCGTTGTTAAGCATGAGTTCTTAATTAACGACGGCGTAAAAGTTGAGTATGTAGATCCAGCAAACTGGATTCACAGCTATACTGAAAAGAATGACTTCTCAGATTGTTTTTATTTTGGTGAGGTTAAGCAGGTGCATTACACTGAGCTTCTAAAAATGAATCCAAATCTAACAGATGAGGAGCTTACTGAAATTAAAAATGCTGGGTCAGCATGGTATGACTATTTTCCTGTAGTTAGAAACTACCAAGATGATGCATTCTTGAATGAGGTTGTAACGTTATTGTATTTTAATTACAAGACGCACAAGAAGTTTGTTTGGAAGAAGAAGATTCTTGAGAACGGAGGTGAGCGAGTTATTCGTAAAGAAGATACATTCATGGCTCCAAATGGCGAATACTTTGAGGTAATTGAAGCAGTTCGTGATGTTTGGTATGAAGGTGTTCTTGTTGGAGGATCAAACATAATGATCAAGTGGGAGATGATGAAGAATATGGTACGCCCTAAGTCTGCATCACAACGTGCACTTCCAAATTATATTGCTTACGCTCCACGTTACTATAAAGGAAACATTGAGTCGTTAGTTCGACGCATGATTCCATTTGCTGATCAGATTCAGTTGACACACTTGAAGTTACAGCAAGTTATGGCACGCATTGTTCCTGATGGTGTATTTATCGATGCTGATGGTATTAATGAAGTTGACTTAGGTACAGGAGCTGCTTACAATCCTGAAGATGCGCTCAATCTATACTTCCAAACGGGTAGTGTAATTGGTCGATCTTATACCACAGAGGGCGAGTTTAATAATGCACGCATTCCTATCCAAGAACTAAACACGAATAGTGGTCAAGCTAAGATGGCCGCCCTTATTGGAAACTACAACCACTATTTAAATATGATCCGTGATGTGACAGGTATAAATGAGGTGCGCGATGCATCTACACCTCACCCGGATGCATTAGTTGGTGTTCAAAAACTTGCTGCATTAAATTCAAATACAGCCACTCGCCACATTTTAGATGCTGGTATTATTACAACTAGACGATTAGCAGAGTGTCTTTCTATACGTATTGCTGACATCTTAGAGTACTCTGACTTTGCTGAAGAGTTTGCTATGCAGATTGGTAAGTATAACCTATCGATCTTACAGGACGTTAATGAGTTATATTTACATGATTTTGGTATCTTTATTGAAGTTGCCCCAGATGAAGAACAAAAGGCACAGCTAGAGGCCAATATACAGATGGCTTTACAGCAACAAACGATTGACCTTGAGGATGCAATTGACATTCGCATGATCAACAATGTTAAGCTCGCTAATGAGATGCTTAAGATGAAGCGTCGCAAGCGCATGGAGCAAAAGCAGAAAGAGAAAGAGATGGAGTTCCAAATGCAAATGCAGACAAACATCCAATCTTCTCAAGCAGCAGCTGAAGCTAAAGCGCAGATCATTCAACTTGAAGGTCAAACTAAAGCACAGATTAAGCAGATGGAAGTTCAAGGTGACATTCAAAAGATGCAAGCTGAAGCTGAGCTAAAGAAAGAGTTAATGGCTATTGAGTTCCAATACAACATGCAGCTTAACGGTATGCAGATGCAGACACTTAAAGAGCGTGAGACTGAGAAAGAGAAAGCTAAAGATAAACGAGTAGACTTACAGGCTACGCGTCAGTCTGAGCTTATTAATCAACGACAAAACAATCTACCTCCTCAAAACTTTGAAAGTACAGAGGATTCCCTAGATGGCTTCGATTTAGAGTCATTCGGGCCTAAATAAATAATTATTAACTTTGTTGAAAATTTAATTAAATGGAAGGAGAATTTAAAGTAAGATCTGTAGAGTTCGAGGAGAAATCTATAGCCGAAAAAGAGGCAGAGCTTCTTGAAGGTTTAGAAGATCATTCTGATAGTCAGGATACAGTTAAGATTGACTTATCACAAGATCAACAACCAGCAGAAGACCAACAATTAGAACCAGATCCGGTAGAACCAGATCTAGATGATAATAAAGTTCTTTCATATCTTGGTAAAAGATGGAACAAAGAAATTACATCTTTGGATGAATTAGTTCAAGAGCGCGAACAAGCTGAAGAACTACCTGAAGATGTGTCTGCGTTCCTAAAATACAAAAGAGAAACAGGACGTGGTATTGAAGACTTCATGAAGTTGAATGTCGACTACAATACCATGGACGAAGATTCTCTACTTTATCAATACGCTAAAGATCAAAACCCAGAGCTTGATGCTGATGAGGTTAGGTTCGAATTAGAGTCCAAGTTTTCATACGATGAAGACTTTGATGATGAGAAGCATATTAAAAAGGTAAAGTTAGAGAGAAAAAAAGAGCTGACTAAGGCTCGTGAGTACTTTAATAAACTTAAAGAACAGTACAAGGTTCCGCTTGAGTCAAGGGAATCCTTTGTTCCGCAAGAAGAAAAAGAAGCTTACGAATCTTATAAGCAATATAAACAAACCGCGACTAGCGAGCAAGAGGAGCAACAAAAGCGGTCTAAGTATTTCGCTGAGAAGACGAATGAATTATTCTCTGATAAGTTTGAAGGTTTCAAATTTAAAATTGACGAGGATAAGGCAGTAACGTTCAAGCCGACAGATGCAAAGACACTCCTTAATGAGCAGTCTTCATTAAGCAACTTTGTAAATAAGTTCTTAAACGAAGAAGGCTACCTAAAGGATGCTGAGACGTTCCATCGAGCAATAGCGATTGCTTCGAATCCCGAAAAGTTTGCAAAGTTCTTCTATGAGAAGGGTATGACAGAAGCTGTTGAAACAGTTTCTAAAGAGTCTAAAAATATTGATATGACTCGTCAAGCCACTCAGGTGACTAATAAAACTGACGGAACATTCCAAGTAAGAGCCGTAGAGTCTGGTTTCGGTAACAGATTAATTATTAAACAAAAACCTAAAAATTAGAAAAAATGGCTGGTACATTAAGTGCATCTCCGGGCCCATCATTGAGTCCGAGTGCTGTAAAGGCAGCATTGCCTACAAACTACATTACTAACTTCGACTTCTTGAATCAGTATCTTCCTGATACTTATGAGCAAGAATTCGAGCGCTACGGTAACCGTTCAATCGCATCTTTCTTGCGTATGGTTGGTGCTGAGCTTCCTTCTAACTCTGACCTCATCAAATGGGCAGAACAAGGTCGTCTTCACACTAAATACACAGGTGTTGCTACAACTGGTGCTGTATCTTCAGGAACTCAAACTTTTGACATCGGTACAGGAACTTGTGTTTTCCGTGAAGGTCAAACAGTTATCCTTTCGTCTGCATCTGCAAACAAACTACAAAAAGGTATTATCACTGCTTTACCTGCTGGTGATCAATTCACTGTAGCTTTCTATGATGCAACTGCCCCTGGGTTTGCTCACACAACTTCAGATATTATTGCATTTGTTTACGGTTCTGAATTCCGTAAAGGAACTAATGGTATGACGGGATCATTAGAAGCACAAGATAGCTTCTATGAAGTATCTCCTATCATCATCAAAGACAAGTATACTGTATCTGGTTCTGATATGGCTCAAATTGGTTGGGTTGAAGTAACTACTGAAAACGGCGCTACAGGATACTATTGGTATATTAAGTCTGAGCACGAAACTCGTTTACGTTACGAAGACTACCTTGAAATGGCAATGGTTGAAGGTGAAGTAGCTGAGTCTGGATCAGGAGCTGCTCTTACTACTGTTGGTGGTGTTGCTTACAAAGGTACAAAAGGTATGTTCAGTACAATTGAAGAGCGTGGTAATATCTGGGCAGGTGGTAACCCATCTTCTTTAGGTGACTTCGATACAATCGTACAACGTCTTGACAAGCAAGGTGCTATCGCTGAGAACGTATTGTTCTTGAACCGTCAGTTCTCTTTTGACATCGACGATATGTTAGCTGCTCAAAACTCTTACGGGGCTGGTGGTACTTCTTACGGTTTGTTTGACAATAGCGAGCAAATGGCTCTTAACCTTGGTTTCTCTGGATTCCGTCGTGGTTATGAGTTCTACAAGACTGATTGGAAATACCTTAACGATGCAACTCTTCGCGGTGGTATCGTTGGTGGTGCTGTAAACGGTGTATTAGTTCCTGCTGGTACAATGAGTGTTTATGATCAAGTTCTTGGTAAGAATGCTAAGCGTCCTTTCCTTCACGTTCGTTACCGTGCTTCTGAATCTGAAAACCGTCGTTACAAAACTTGGATGACTGGTTCAGCAGGTGGTGCGCAAACTAGCGACCTTGATGCTATGGAAGTCAACTTCTTGTCAGAGCGTGCGCTTTGTACAATGGGTGCTAACAACTTCTTTATCTTCAAAGGATAAGAATACCAATAATACGAGAGGGGTTTCGGCCCCTCTCTATTTTTTAATAACTTAAATTATATTAAATGAACAGAGTAAAACTAGAGGCGAAAGATCGCACCTATCTATTAAAAATGAAAAATCCTCCATTGAGTTATTTTATTGCTCATAAGGATAACCCAAGAAAACGTCTTCTTTATTATAATGAAGAGACAAATACAAACCATCCACTTCGCTACGCGCGAAATTCAAATTCTCCATTTCAAGATGAACAAGATGCCAACGTTATCGTTGAGCCTATTGTTTTTGAAGATGGTGTATTAAATGTTCCAAAAACAAACCCTGTACTTCAAGAATTCTTACATTATCATCCTGGTAATGGTAATGAATTTTATGAGTTTGATGCTGAACAAAATGCACAAGAAGATGTTGAGGAATTATTCTCAGAAATCGACGCATTATTATTGGCTCGTGATTTAGCAGATAAAGATATTAATACATTAGAAGCTGTAGCTAGATTAGTTCTTGGTGGTAATGTAGATAAAATGAGCTCTGCTGAGATCAAGAGAGATATGATGTTATTCGCTAAGAGATATCCACAAGACTTCATGGAAGCTGCATCTGATCCAATGCTTAAGATCAATAACTTTGCAGCTCGTGCATTTACGGCAGGATACCTCACATTTAGAGGAAACAAAGACATCCACTTTAACTTTAAGGACAATAAGAAGCGTCTAATGACCGTTCCGTTTGGTCATGACCATATCCATGCATTGGCTTCTTATTTGCAGTCTGACGAAGGGTTAGAGCTATACAAATACCTAGAAGATAAGTTCTCTGAGAATAATTAATATTTTACATGGTAGTAACAAATAATATTATATATTTGCTACTTCTACTTTAGTCGTTTCCAAAACGAAGTAATTGGGGTATCAGGTGAGAGCGATGCCCCATTATTTTTTTTTGATTAACTTTGAGCATTGTTTAACCCATTAATTTTTTACAAAATGGAAAAGTTTTTATCTATCCCGGTTACTAGTGAAGGTAATCAATTAATTTCAGCAAATAACATTGTTCTTATTGACGCTGCTTCTGCAACTGCAACTACAACTGTTATTACTTATGCTGGTGGTAAAGTTACTACTTTAACACATGCTGCTCAAGTTGCATTCAGTATGCGTGACGCAATCCAAAATGGAGTTGCTAATGCATTGCAAACATCTTGGACTCATGTTGTTTTTCCAATTACTGTTCCACAAGCAGTAAGTGGTATCGCTGTAGCTTAATCATTAGTAAACTACTACTAAAAGGGCACTTCTAATGGAGTGCCTTTTTTTATTTATCTTTGTACAAAAGCAGTCAGATGATCAATGACGTTCGAAATACCGTCCTATCAATAATTAGCAAAGACAACCGTGGCTTCATTACGCCATTCGAGTTTAACTTGTTTGCAAAGCAAGCACAGCTTGAGATTTTCGGGCAGTATGTATACAATTACAGCAATGCAATCAATAAGCAAAATGCTAGAATGCATGGAGAGGGATACACTGATATACCAAAAAACATAGGTGAAGTAATTGATACCTTTTCTGTATTTACATCGGCAACATATAATATTGCTACCAGTAAGTTTAATTTCCCGGTAGATCCATCAACTGGTATTGAAAACTATTTCTTCTTGGAGAAACTTGTTTACAATAATTCTACTGAAATTGAGAAAGTTAGCCACAGAAAGATATTGAATTTGGTTAACTCAAATCTTACAGCACCAACTACTAAATACCCTGTATATACAATGGATCAAAACGGTTTATTGGTTTATCCTACAACCATTACATCTAATGTAACTATACAATATATAAGGTACCCAAAAGATCCTGTGTGGACATATCAAGAAACGTTATCAGGCGATCCATTCTTTAATCCATCAGATCCTAACTATCAAGACCTTGAACTTCCGTTAGATGATTTTGCCAATCTAGTTATTAAGATACTAGAGTACGCTGGTATATCAATTAGAGAACAAGAAGTTGTGTCAGCAGCTAAAGCTGAAGAAGTACAAGACATTCAACAGAAACAATAATGGCATATATAACTAACTATCAGTACTATACCAACAATGGTAATGTCCCTGAAGATGAAAATTGGGGATCATACCAATATGTTAGTCTTGACTATATGGTCAATAACTTTATATTGAATTATGTTGGCAATGATAAGTTGATTAACAATGTTGATCGATATACTATTTTATTTCATGCGAAGAGAGCTATACAAGAGCTTAATTATGATGCACTTAGAAATATTAAAGTACTTGAATTTGAATTAGGGGACCAACTTAAGTTGATATTACCACCTGACTATGTAAATTATGTGAGAATATCAATGCTTAGAAATGGTGTTTTATATCCACTTACTGAGGCAAGACAGAGCATAACAGCAACTGCATACTTACAAGACAACAACGGTCAGATTATATTTGACTCGAATGGAGAGGTAGTTATTGGCGAGTCAAGATTAGATATCTTACGACAGGAGAATAAACTTTATGTTGGCCCTGGTCCATACTATAACCAATGGGGTTGGGAGTATGACGGGGAATGGTATTTTGGATATCCAATTGCACAAAACTTTGGTTTAAATACAGCAGATGCAAATATTAATCCTAAGTACTATATCAATAAAGCAGCCGGTGTGATTGATTTCACATCAGGTGTAGAGAACTCTTACATTGTACTTGAATATATATCCGATGGAATGGAGAACGGCGACACAAGCGCTATCTCTATCAATAAATTAGCAGAAGAATATATCTATGCTTACTTAAAATATGCCTTACTTAACAATAAGTTCGGTGTTCAAGAATACATTATTAATAGGGTTAAGAAGGATAAAACAGCTGCCCTTAGAAATACCAAAATCAGATTGAGCAACATGCACCCAGGCCGATTGTTGATGGCAATGAGAGGCAAGGATAAATGGATTAAGTAATTATGGCTGACCTACAAAGAACATTTCTTGCCGGGAGAATGAACAAAGACCTCGATGAGAGGTTAGTTCCTGATGGAGAATACCGTGATGCGGTAAATATAACGATTGACACATCAGAAGGATCAAATATTGGTGCTGTTCAGAATGCACTTGGTAATACATTAACAACAAACATAAATAACATACTTGCTAGTTATCAGATTCCTGCGGCAGTAAATGCGGTTACTATAGGAGCATTAGCATATGAGCCATCAAACTTATTATATTGGTTTGTAAAGGCTGATAACTTTGAGGGTATATTTGAATACAATCAGATTACTAATGCATCAGTGTTAGTGCTTGGGTGTCAAATACCAAACTCTAATGGAGTTAGATTGAATTTTAACGCTAATAATCTAATTACAGGAGTCAACTATATTACCGACGGGATGGGTGGTGGTTTTCTTATTTGGAATGACAACTTAAACCCACCTAGAAAGATTAATATTAATAGATGCAAGACATATAGCGTTAATGATACTAGAATTGACGACGACATTAATCTAATTGTCGCTCCACCACTTAACTCGCCTTTTATATCATTAAGCACACTTCAGTCTACAACATTAGACCCAAATAATATTGAGGACAAGTTTGTTTATTTCAGCTATCGATATAAGTACTTAGATAATGAGTACTCATCAATGTCTCCATTTTCAGCTACTGCATTTAATCCAAAGGCCTTAAATATTGATATAGAGACCGGAGAGAATAAAGGCATGCTTAATGAATTTAATCAGGTTGAAGTTACATTTGAAACTGGAAATGAGTTTGTTAAGGAAATTCAATTATTAGTTTGGGAGTCTAGAACTCTTAATGTAAAAATTGTTGAGACGTTAAATAAGGAAGAAATAGGTATACAAGATAATTCTACGTATAGTTTCTTCTTTATGAATAATAAAACATACGCAGCTCTTCCTTCAGATCAAGTAACTAGATTATTTGACAACGTGCCTCTTAAAGCTTTAGCTCAAGATATCATTGGGAGTAGATTAGTTATGGGTAATTACACTCAATTCAGAGATTTAATAGGATACAGTACAAATGATTTTATAGATGTTAATTATACTGTAGATTATATTTCAGAGCCCATCACATCACTACCAAAACAAACATGGAGAAGCGATCGAGATTATGAGATTGGTATCGCCTATTTAGATGATTATGGTCGAATGACTACTGTATTAACATCTGTTGATGGCACATCTACTAGTTCAACTCCAGGTAACAATCAGTCTAACTCAGTATATATATCTCCAGATAACTCAAGTACTGCAAATTCTTTGGTTGTTAATATAAAGAATGAGGCTCCTGTATGGGCTACTGGGTATAGATTATTTGTTAAGCAGTCAAAGACTGAATATTATAACTTATTTCCTGTAACATTTTTAAAGGATGGTAATTATAGATATTTCTTAATTAACGAAGCAGATAGAGATAAGATAAAGGTTAATGGATATATTATATTTAAAACATCAGGATCAGGTCCAACAAACTCAAATAAAAAATTCAAAGTACTTGAGCTTGAGTATAAACCTGTTGGTTTTATAGCTGGTGCCTTAGAGGGTTTATACTTTAAAATCAAGGCTGATTCTTCAGACACATTCTTAGACGCAAGTACTCAACAAACATACACATGGAATGGAACCGGTAGGGGGCCTAGGCCAAGTTTATGCTCAGGAAGTGATACGCAATATCCTGTTGAGAATAGATCATTAAGTATTCCTGGTGCAATTTATTACCCTTCAAATGGTATAAATTCAGTTCCAAATCCTTATCCTTTTGTATATTGCGATGAGAGTTCATCGTCATCTTTAGATGATATTAGAGTAACTATAGAAATAGTAAGTTCAACCACATTTAGATGGACTACGGACGTAGCACAATCTTGGTGGTTGGCGAATTTAAATTTAGACACATCTATAATTACATTAACTACGGGTAATTCTTCAATTAATATATTCTTTGATTCAGATGGCTCTGCATGGAATCCTCAATATAATATTGGAGATCGATTTGTATTTAATGTAAGAGGAACTGGTTCATATGCAGGAACTCCTCAACAACCTGGTGGGAATAGAGGCTTGCCACCTGAAGTTCTTCTATCAGGAAATACTAACGAATATGGTGGGCATGCTATACTTCAAGGTCCTGGGGATATATTCCCAGGTGC